AAAATTTCTTAAAGCGTTAATACCTAAACCTACTCCAGGTAATCCCATAAACATTCCACCCAAAGCAGATAATATTCCTAGAGGATTACGTTTATATCCTCCACCTGTATCACTCGGTGTTCTTAAATTTCTATATCCTCCGCTTAATCCTAAAATTCCAGGTTGACCACTCCAAGATTGTTCGAAAAAATCTTTCTTCTCTCTTGGATCACTTAATGTTCCTACTTGTGCAGGTGTATAAGATGAAGGAGGACCTGCCATTATTCGTTCTTCACGCGGACTTCTATCTGGACTTGATGGTCTTGCTGCAGCTTCATAAGCTTTACCTGCTTCGTAGGAATCTTCATGTCCCCCTGGTCCACCTTTTTGGAATCCAAGTCTAGTTATTCCACCGTCAGCTTTTTTAATTTTGCTTCCATAAGTTTCAGTCCAGTCTCTTGCGATCTCTGGTTCGTTAGCCCATAGGTATCTTCTTTGTTCTTCAGATTTAAACGGCATTATCTTCTTCCTCCTGCATGTACATCTAACCTAAAAGTGCCCAATTTCCAATTAGAATCTACAGCTGTATTTGCTATCTTAACTGCAACAGATCTACCTCNNGCTCTACAAGATNNATANGTNGTNGAAGATGTAATGGTAAAAGGTCCTAACGTTGAACTAGCTGCTGTTTCATTAGGAAAATCTCGCAAATTTAGTGTAACAATAGTATTACCTGCTTGAGTGATAAAGTCAGGTAAAAATCTACTAACTCTCATCATATATTCCCCATCTCCTCTNAACGTAATTCCTTGTCTTTGATCTTGAGTAATGTCAAAATCTCCAGATAATATGTTNGCNGGTATAGCACTTGTTGTTCCAATTTTAATTTGATTAGTTCCTGTTTCATGNTCATAGTAATAAGTGACTCCATCACTATTTCCTTTAACATCAAAAGAAGTATCTGTGTCGGCATCATANTATGTTGCATGTGGTAAACCAAATATTGCTGAATCCTGCCAAGTAGTTCTAGGCCATAATGAGTTTGCATTAGTATACCATATAGGTCTATTAACTGTAGAATCTAAATAACTATAAAAGACACATCTATTATTTACATTTGAATCTGATGTTGGATAGAACCACATTACTTCACCAAATAAGTTATTAACTCCACAACATATCATTTGATTAGAAGTAGTATTAAGATCATCATAAACATAATCCTCTACTAAACAATCTAAAGATTCTAGTTTACCAGTAAATCTAAAGAAACCATTTTCAGACATCCAATAAGCTGCTCCGTCAACTTCAACCGCTGCGTTTTTACCTATCAATCCACAGTTCGTTCCTACTTGTTCGAATGCGAAAGTAAAAGGTTGACCTACAAAACGCATGGTAAATAATGAGGTATCCGTCCATACGTAAATTGCATTTCTTCCAAGTTCAGCTCCCATGATCCGTGATCCGGCAGCCAGTCTTTGTGTACCAGCGGTATTAGTTGCGGTAGGTGTCCAAGTAGATAATGTTTCTTGAGACGAGAATCTTATAAACATATCATCTTGTGTATCAGTATCACCAATCGTTGTTTCAGTTCCAAATAAAACTAAGTGTCGATCCGGTGTTGATACAATCATATCTCTAGATGCTGTAGGTGCACCTGATATAATAGTTGCTCTAGTTGCTGTTGCATTTGATGCATCAGAATCCCATTCAAATACCGAACCATTAACAATTAATGCAATAAGTTTAGCTCCATAGTTATCTAAGGACCATAAACCTGGTTCAGCAACTTTGTCCGTGGACGCTGCTGCTTGACCCCATGCCGCATAGTCACTGGTATTAGTAACTGTTGCACCATCAGAATGAGCTGCTCTTGTAGTTCCTCTAACTGCTCTTGTAATTCCTGTTAAAGTTGTAGTTCCTGAAACTCCTGTATAAGAAATTTCTTCTGTACCAACTTGAATATAATTCGTTCCTGTTGTTGGAAATCCCGTAATTGAATCTAAAACAATACTAGTTCCCGATCCACCTGTTCCAAAAGCGTCGTCGCCTAAAGCTCCATTTAAAGTATTAGTTTGAGGATTAGTTACTGTACCACCAAATTGAGATATACCCCAACCATAAACTCCTACCTGTTCAGCGGGACCTACGTGGTAATATCTATAATAAGTAATTCCTCCTGATTCGCTTGCCCCCGATCCTGATTCTGTAGATTCTGCTTCAATAGTAAGAGTGGTAGTAGTAGGTACAGACACAACCATAAATTTTTTATCACAAAAATCAGATGAGCCAAAATTTGAATTAGTAATAGAACTAAATGTAGAAGAATCTCCGAATAAAATAATGTCTCCTGCTACAAAGTTATGTGCTGATGAAAAAGTTAAAGTTACAGTTTTTGATCCATTTGTTGTACTAAAAGCATTTGTAATTGCTGTGCCTGATGGATTAACTAAAGGGTGAATATCATAATAAACTCCCCCTGAATAAACATATAAAATTCTATTGGTTCCTAAAACGGCATATTTAATACCCTCTTTATTAACCATATGATGAAGCGCTCGAGTTGGACCTGTTAATTTCTTATCTCCTAAAGATTGCCAACCACCTATCTTTTCAGGGGTTCCATATCTAAAACGCACATTTTCACCACCCGTCCATTGTGCTTCGGCTCCGGTAGGTGTAATTTGTTTATTAAATCCTGGTAAAAATCCTATCTTTTGTAGCATAAGCTCCCTATTATATAAGCTTTTTCATTATTTGCTATATACTATTTTGATAGATAATTAAAGGTTATAGTTTCTTCTCGTTAGGTTTTAAGAAGCTTTCTCCTGTAGTAATATCAAATGCTAAAGTAATGCGTTCTTTATCATCCATAACAGTATCTGTATAATGAGGAATATTAGCACTAAATAAGGTTATTTTTCCTACTTCATTTTTACTCTTATAAATTCTTTGATCTTTCCCAGCAAAATATTTTAAAGGATCAATATAATAAGTATGGGTGGTCATAGATGAGACACAAAGATGACCTGATATATAAGCTTTATGGCTACAGTCATGTAAATGAGTTTGAATTTTTTCTCCTTTTCTCATTACATTAGCCCAACATTGTATTTTAAGATCACCGGGAATAGGTAATAAAAGAGTGGTTAAAAATTCTTTAGTATGTAAAAGAATATATTTTTGTAATTTTTTTATTTCTTTATGATTCCATTTTAATACGTTAAATTTTTGATGGCGAGAAGTTAAACTTTTACTTCCTAATTTAGTTACCCCATCACTGCCTGAAGAATATTTTTTAAGTATTTCTTTTTCTTTTTTTAAAATAAGAGATTCTATAGTGTTAAAATCTACTTCTTTAATAATATTTTCATAGAGATAAAAACAATAATCTATAGCAAAAGCAGATTGTTTTAATTTGTCATTTTTTATAAGGATTATTTGTTTCATATTACCATACCCAACTTGCAAAAGAAAAACGAGTTCCTTGTGTTACGGCCGATACTCGATGAGTATATATAAAAATAGATGGAAAGATAAGAAGATCTCCTGCTTTTAACTTTAAAATTTTTTCTTTAGNATCATTATAAAGTATAAAATTTCCTCCTTTAAAATTATTATTTAACAATCCAACTACACTTAAAATTGGAATACCTTTTCTATCTCCGTCAAATAAAGATTGAACATGATCTGCATGGAAGACCATTTCTTTACCTGCTAAGTATTTATTATAACGAGGTTGAGAAAATCCTTGCCACCTAGTAAAATAAGGAGAATTAATATAAGTATAATAATTTTTAATACCTATCCATAATTGTTTTAATAATAAATCATTAGAAGGAATTAATTCACTAGACATTAAAGATTCAGTTTCTCCGCTTCTATCCGTAGACACATCGTTATTGGGGTTATAAAATAAGTTAGGAGTAAAATTTAATGTTTTAACTTCTTTTAAAACTTTATTACAAAATTTAGTATTAAAAAAATTTGGTTGAATATAGATATAGTCTTGTATAGTAGTTTTCATTTCCACATAGGTCCTCGAGCCCAATAAACTAAAACCTTTCTTTCTCCTTTTTTAACTGTTTGTACTTGATGAGGAAGAAAAGAAGGAAAAATTAATAATGATCCTGGTTTACTTATTAAATCAATTGATTTATTTTTTTCTCCCCACAACATAAAATTTCCTCCTTTAAAAGGTTTATCAGAAACATTTAATATACAAGTAAGTTTTGGAACTTGATAATCATTTTGTTTAGCACCATCAATATGTAAGTCATATTTTCCTTTTGTCTTAGAAGAATAAGTAGTGAGATGTAACTCAACATTGTCAGGGATGTGTTGAAATAAATTAAAAGCAAATTTATCATTATTAACTTGATGTATTATATCAGTAAAAGTTCTTAACTCTTTTCTTAAATAACCATAATAACATATGTCTACATTGGCGTTTTTTCCTAAACTAGGATTATCTTTAATATCACGAGTTTGATGTTGTTTAATTTTTTTAACAATGTTATTTTTTTCTTCTAAAGTTAAAAAATTTTCATGAATATAATAACGACATTTCATTTTATTCTTTCGGTAAAATAATATTCCACTCTAGATTTTTTATTATATCATCAATATATATTTTAACTGGTTCATTTTTTTTACGTTGTAATTTTCTTAAAAAATTATGTAGCTCATATTTATCTATTAAGACATAATCATCATCTCTTTCAAAAACAAAAACATCTGCTTTACTAGCCGTACTACCGTATTTTCCTTCTTCATTATCAGTTAAAGTTATCATAGGATTTAAATCAAATTTTAGTCTTTTATTAGATCTATTTTTTAAAATTCCTTCAACGTGCCATCCTTCTTTTGATTTAAAATCTGGATATCTAATATTGGTAAGATATTTTTGAAAATAATTTTTCATTTCTCTATCTATTTTTTTGTTTATTTTATCATATTTATATATTTCTACTTCAGGATGTTTAGCATCAATGTAATGAAGAAAGATTTGAGTGTAATAATTTCCTTTATATTTTTTTCTCCAATGTCTTACTTCTTCACCTTTGTATATAACAAGATCTCCTTGGGAGAGATTTATTTCTGTAGTCTTGTTTTTATATTTTACATAAAAGGGCCATTCTTTATCTCCTTTAATATGAAGCGTTACTGAATACTGACATGAAGCCCTGTCTGTATGAGATTGCAAAACAGAACCTTTTTCATAAATTCTCATAAAAGAATAAGTTCGTACAAGTTTCTTTTTAACATGTTTTTCTATTAAAGGTTGGAGGTTAATTAAAAGTGTTTCTGCTAAATTATCTCCATAATGAAAATAAAGTTCTTTTGATTTAACAAGTACACCAGGATCATTAAAACCTCCATGAACAAAATGATTATAATTAGGTTTTGATAAGGTAAAAGCAGCCACTTGTTTTTTATACAGAAAATAATTATTAATAAGATTGCAAGTATCTTTATTTAAAGCTTTTTTTATAATTTTATATTTTTTATTCATTAAAAATAATTTATGTTTAATACTATTCTTCTTACAGAATTAGTATGCTGACCAGCAGCGTGTTTAATATCAGAAGAAAAAATTAACATTCTGTTTTCAACACATTCTATTCCAATTTTTTTATTGTTTATTTTTAAGAAAGTATTTCCATCTGTATTATTTAAATAAAAAATAGCTGTTTTAGAATTTTTATATAAATAATCATTGTGCCAATACAAATTAAATTTAATGTTGGAGGTTAGAGTTAAATTGGCTCTGGAATTTATTAATGATTTACAATCTAATTTTTTATATATTTCATTTAAATACATATCGAATGCTTTAAAATCATTTTTAAATTCATTAAAAAA